ACCAACAATCAGGACTGGGACATTTCAATTAGCTAAGGTGACAGCATGAGTTCAGGCGGCGGTGGCGGCAGCACTCCAAAATTAATCGACGATAACCTCAAATCAAAGCAGTTCCTCCGCGTTTTGGACATCATCTCGGAAGGCCCGATTTATGGCCCGGTAGACCAGAACCACCTCTCTTCTTTCATGCTGAACGACACGCCCGTAACAGACTCTGCCGGCGGAGTTACGATCAACGGTGTAAGCGTCGCCTGGCGCCCCGGAACGGCCTCTCAAACGCCCATTAATGGCTTCAACACGGTTGAGGCGACGACAGTCGTCAATACTGCCGTGACGCAGGCTACTCCGCTGGTGCGTACTGTGACCGATACGGATGTAGATTGCGTACGGATGAATATCGGGGTATCAGGGCTGGTAGAGCAGGATACGAAAGGTAGTCAGCACGAAGCCACGGTCTCAATGGTAATTGAAACCCGCGTTGGCTCCGGGTCATGGCAAATACAAAAAACAGTGACGATTACCGGGAAGCAATCGGGCGAATATCTGGAGGCGCATCTGTTTGATGCTCCGCAAACCAAGCCGTTCGATATCCGCCTGCGCCGTGTCACGCCTGACAGTACAAGCGATCTGCTGACCAACGGCACCATCTGGAACAGCTACACGGAAATCACCGACGACAACCTTTCCTACCCATATACGGCTGTTGCCGGCTGCGTGGTAGACCGTGACCAGTACACCGATACGCCGACGCGTACCTATCACCTGCGCGGCCTGATTGTTGATGTGCCGGACAATTATGACCCGATCGCGCGCACCTACACGGGCATATGGACAGGTGGTTTCAAGTCAGCCTGGACGAATAACCCCGCGTGGATCTTTCGGGCGCTGGTCAAAAACACCCGTTACGGCCTGGCGAAACGTGCAGGATATATCGACGTCGACGATGGCAGCCTGTATGTGCTGTCGCAGTTCTGCGATCAGCTGGTTGATGATGGCTACGGTGGGAAAGAGCCTCGCTTTACACTCAATGCCTACATCACTGAGCAGAAGAGTGCGCGCGAGCTGCTTGACGATATCGCAGGCATGTTTCGCGGCATAGCGCTGTGGGACGGCATGCGTTTCTCGGTAATGCTGGACAATCCGCAAGACCCGGTTGCCTCGATCACCAATGCAAACGTAGTGGATGGTTTGTTCACCTACAGCTCGATGAAGCGCTCAGAGCGCTATAACGCGGTTATCGTCTCCTGGACCGATCCGAACAACGGGTGGTCACAGGTGAAAGAGTACGTATCCGACGATGCGCTTATTGATCGCTACGGCTATAACGAAACCACAATGGAGGCTTTTGGCTGCACATCCCGCGGCCAGGCGTTCCGTACAGGCAAATGGCTGATTGAGACGGCAAAGCGTGAAACTAAGAAAATTACCTTCAAAATGGCGCGCGAAGCCATTCGTTTTATCCCCGGCGATGTGGTTGAGGTTCTCGATAACAACTATGCTGCAACCCGTCTTGGCGGCCGGATCATCGCTCATGCGGGCGCTTCAATAACTGTAGATGCGGACGTCTCAGAACTGGCTGGCACCGGCGACAAAATGTCGCTGATGGGTTCTGACGGCAAATTCGTGAAGTATGAAATAGCCAGCGTTGCAGGCCGCGTTATCACGCTGAAATCTGCGCCTGCCTGGGTAAGAGATGGCACAGTGTTCGTCATCTCAACAGGTGAGGTCGCACCGCGGCTGTTCCGCATCATGGGTATCTCCGAGGATGACAATAACTCGGTTTACAGCATCACCGCTACGCTGCATGACCCGAACAAGCAGGCAGTGGTCGACGATGGTGCCGTGTTCGAAATGCCCAACGATACCCTGAACGGGTATCGCGTCCCGAACATCGAAAATCTGCGCATCATCAACACGAACAGCGAAACAGTGCAGGTGACAGCCACCTGGGAGACTGCCACGCTTACCAAGAAAATCGTGTTCGAGCTATACGTGTACACCACTGACGGTAAGGTTGTCGCGCAGTACGAAACTGACCAGTTCAGGTACGATTTTTATGGGCTGGACGCAGGAAACTACACACTGGGCGTGCGCGGACGCAATGAGAACGGCATGAAGGGAGCGGAGACGCAGGTCAGCCTGATCATTGGCGCGCCGGCGGCGCCGACCTTTGTGCAGTGGAACCCTGGTATTTTCTCTGCTGACATTGTCCCGGTATTGAGCGTCAGCTCGACGACTGATACTACCTTCGAATTCTGGTTCACCGGAGAAGTGCCGGCCAGCAGCATAGGCAATGTGGAAAATGAGGCGCAGTTTCTAGGGCGCGCGTCGCAGTGGACACTTCACGGGCTTAAGGCTGATAAAACCTACTACATGTACGTGCGCACTAAAAATGCGTTCGGCGTGTCGGCCTTCGTTCAGGTATCCGGTCAGGCCTCGTCAGATATTCCAGGCATGCTCGACTATATCGACGAGGCTATAAGGAAGTCAGAGGCATTTGATCGTCTGGCGTCGAACATCGACACAAATATCGAGGGGATACTGCAGAACGCCCTGAACCTTGATGCCTCAGTTGATCATCAATTCGAAGCTTATGGGCGAAACCGCGCGGATATCATCAGCGTCCGGCAGACCATCGCGACGAACGACTCGGCTTACGCCCAGCGCATGGATCAGCTTCAGGCAGCCTCAGATCAAAACACAGCAGCGGTGCAGCAAGTGTCCAGTGCATATGCCGATCTGAGCGGGAAACTTTCTGCCCAGTGGGGTGTGAAAGTCCAGGTGGACAGCAATGGCAACAAATATGTTGCTGGCATGCAGCTTGGCGTTGAAGGGAGTAACGGATCTGTACAGTCATACGCGCTGTTCAGCGCGGATAACTTTGCCATCTACAACACCGCCAACGGCACCTATCAGCTGGCGTTCACAGCTGTTAATGGTCAGGTATTCATGAGAGATGCATTCATCAACTATGCATCATTCACGCTGGCAAAAGTAGGTTCGTGGTATTCCTCAAACTACGTTGCAGGCCAAACGGGGACAATTATGAAAGCGGATGGCTCATTCGAATTCAATGGCTCAGTTGCGGGGCAGGGCAGGTTCGTTTTGAATGGGGCGCGTATGGTCTGGTACAACACAAATAACCAGCCTACGGCTGTTTTTGGAGCGGCGTTATAATGGCAGGAGGATTTCAGACATTCATTAACGGCACCTCTTTCGATGCTGTAAATTCCATGTCTTATAATTTCATCACGGATGTGGCAACCATATCCGGCTCGGGAAGTAAAACATACAACTTTGCCGGATTTAACCTCAGCGCAGCGATAATCGGCGGCCGCACCTCGGCGGGCGGGCAGCAGATAACATATGGGGTGTCTGTCTCCGGGCAGACAGTTTCATGGAGCGGAGTAGACACTGCTTCAAAACTGATTGTCACGGCCACTGCTGCCACAACACTAAATTATGCAGGCTTCGTTTATAACGATTATTCAGTGAATCCGCCGGTGTTCAAACTAGCCCCAAATTTCACTCCTTTTAACCTCGTGCAGGTCATAGATTTAACGCCCGGCTTCGACCAGATTGTGCAGACCAATGTTCCGGCGAGCATGTCGATGGTGGCTTTTCACAGGAGCACTGACGGATCTGGTTTCAATCATGTCTGGTGGTATGAGATTAATCAGAACGGATACTGGGCTCTGCAATTTCGTCCTAACTTTGGATCCACTATGGGGCCGACGCGCATCTATGTTTTTGCAAAGATGATGGTGAACGTGCCGCCGGGCGGCTTCTTCATGTATAACAACGGAGTCATGGTCTGGCATAGCAACTGCCTGCCGTTGCAGATGCAGACTGGATCCACTACGAACGCAGGTCAGCCCGTGGCAATTACGCCTGGCGTTTCTGTCGTGTTGTCTATACCCAGCGATCCCGCGTACCCGAATATTGGAACGCGGCGCTATAACTGTTATAGCGCAGGAATTAACACCTCGGGAAATTGGGAGGCATCAGGCGGCGATATTTACGCATCAGCGCCATACAATAACCCGTCCAACACAGGCTTGCCGCCCAGCTACTCATGCGGCCCGCCTGGATTTATCTATACCAACGCTTATGACAGCTATTACCGACAAGCTCTAGGGGTTTAATATGTCGCATGATGAAGTGTCGATAAACTGCGATTTGTCTGCCCATGTGTGAAATGGATAACCAGCAAGGTATTTTTCATTTTCCTTCTTGAATATTGCAATATCGTAAACAGCATTAAATATCTTTGCTTTGTTATAACAAACTGGCGGCGTGTTGGATGCGCAGCCTGAAATGGTGATGACAATGGCAATAAGGTAAATAATATTTTTCATGTTGACTCCCTTTATAATGGTAGTTGATAAATAACAGATATAGCCCGGTGATAAAGCCGGGTTTTTATTGCCTGGAGATGAATTATGCCAGCAGGAACTATCACACTGACCAATAACTCAACCGCAGTTACGGGATCAGGGACAAGCTTTACATCCGAGCTAAAAGCGAATGATTTTATCGTCGCTATTATTGGCGGAATTACCTATACGCTGGGCGTCCAGTCTGTCGGATCTGCAACAGGCCTGACGCTTATTACGGCATACAACGGGCCAACAACATCAGGCGTGGCATGGACGGCAGTGCCGAATGCAGCCTTAGTTGGGATTACGGCGCAGGTAGCTGCCGATGTCGCCAAAGCGATTCGAGGCCTTAATCTGGATAAGGCTAACTGGCAGCAGGTATACAGCGCATCTGGTACCATCACGGTTACTTTGCCAGATGGCAGTCAGTTCAGTGGGCCGTCCTGGAAAAGCCTGGCCACTTCTTTGGCTGGTCTGGGTAATTCAGCTACCCGAAATGTGGGCACAACTGCAGGAACGGTCGCCGCAGGGGATGATTCTCGCATTACCGGCGCTCTACAAACTAGTGGCGGTGTGATGACAGGGCAGATCACGTCGACTTATAAAGGCGCCAGCTTTTACGCTCATCCAAATGGCTTTCAGGCATTAACTAACGAAGGATATAACTACTCAACTGATGCACGAAACGGTGATGGAACGGTAGTTCTTCAGGATGCATTATATGTAAACAATGGGAATTACTGGGCCAAAAGGTCAATCCTGACTGTGGGCTCGACTGCATATGTCTGGGAGCAAAGGGGGGACGGTTCTTTCCGATCTCCCGGCACCGTATATGCCGGTGGTGCTGCACTAACCTCGGACAGGCGCCTAAAAAGCAACTTCGAACCGGTCGATTACGACATGGATATTATCGATAAGATAATTCCACAGCGTTACGATAAGCGATCACCGGAAGGTGATGCGCCACCTGCGCCGGTAGAAAATGGTCCTGTTGAGGGTGATGATCAGCAAGAACCTATTGCCTCTGACCCTGTACCGGACACGCCTACTACTTCCCGTGAGTTGGGCATCGTCGCTCAGGATTTGCAGGCTGTGCTGCCTGATCTGGTATCGGAATATTACTGGAATGAAAAATATCCTGACCTCCTGAGCATTAACTATTCAGGGCTTGCGGCTTGGCTAGTCGGATATGTAGCCAACCTGAAAGACTTTGTAAAAGCACAGGGAGAAACTATCAGCAAACAGGATATGCTTATTAGCAAAATGGAAGCTCGCCTTGTTGAGCTTGAGTCGCGTATGAAAGCTATCGACGGCCTCGAGGCATAAAAAAGCCCCGGCGACGGGGCAGAGGTAAACCGCGCCGAACTCAGCAGGCTGAGATGTGGGGGACACAATACATAATTGATAAATTTAATACGAATATTGAGCACAAAAAAGCCCGCACAAGGCGGGCAACAGAGAGTGTCTTTAGATTTCTAATTTCGTTGGCAACACGATGCTGTGTGTTACCTGCCAATGATAACTCACTGGTGCTAATAGATGTTAAGATTGTGTAAATCCCTACTATAGATGATACCAATTAAAGCGAAAGGTAAGCGGGGGAGCTACCCGTATTGAACTTTTGGTTGCTGCGGAATTTAGGCTTGTTTATATAGCACTGGGGAAATGAAAAACCCGGACGGATATCCGGGCGGCATCAAATATGAGCCTAACTTTTCCAAGGAAGTTTATGCTACCTCAGTGAGAGACCCTATTGACCATAACTTATATCAAATCGGATTGCAAAATAAGTGTAGTGAAAATTTAGCTCGATTAGAGGGCAGATTTTGAAATCACCGACGAAAGGAAAAAACATAATAATAACGCCATGTTATCATTAGATATAAAGGGATATTAAAATCCTTAAGAGAATATTTCCTACAAGATACTGTTTTTAACAGGAAATATTTACAGTATGCTAAGTGTGATATTTTATTTGAATATTAGTCAGTTTCATAGCTGTTAAAAAATCCTGCCTAAGCGAGCAAAAGAGATTGTCTTTAAAGGCCTACTATCCTAGGCAACACGCTGCTGTGTTACCTGTGCATCCTAAGCATTGGTACTAAATTGCTATAAGGATTTTGTGAACCCCGTTGCGTTTAATGGCAAGCACTATTAGGCATATTTAAGAGGCTGGTTTGAAAGTCAGGAAATCCTGTAAGGGAATTGCGCTAGAAGATTTCTGTGGCGAGAGTTA